CGGGCGGATGATCGACGGTTACCGGCTTGCCCTCGAACGAGGCCATGCTCACCGGAGTGAACAGGTCCTCTTCCAACCGATAGACGGTGACGACGGAAGTTCCGGCGGCGGCGGCAATGCCGACCTCGTCCGGCAGATAGTCGAGGGATCCGGTGCGGGCGATCGGCACGGCGCCGCACAGCAGATACCCCTCGGGGGTTTCCGCGATGCGTTCGGATATACGGGAATTAACGAAAAACCGCGCCACGATGCCTCCTGGTCAGGACGGCATCATCGCCTTTGCGGCGCACACCAATAAGGGCGCAAGGTTGCGCCCCAGGGGTGTCGGCGGGATCGAAAGGGAGTATATCGCGGAACGGGTGTCGGGCCGATCGGCGACGGTCAGAGCCTACGCCGGAACCGATCACCTGCCAAGTGTGGATGCGGGCGGGGCCGAAACGCCGCCGTTAAACACCCATTTAACGGGGCAGGAACGCGAACTCGAAGAAAAAGCCCCAACGGGTGCCGTCGGGGCGTGAAATGCATGGGCGGGCTTATTCGGCGGCCAGGGCCGTCCAGGCGGAACGGGGCACCGTTTCGGCATCCCCATCCTCGACCGTGGCCAGTACGCACTCGCTGCCGTCCGGGAACGGCACCACGAATTCCACTTCGCAATGTCCGTCGCCCGGCGTCACCACGGAGCACAAGGCTCCCGCCGGGAACGTATAGGCCTGACCGTCGCCCAGACCGACCCCGCTGAACGCCCGCCTGGTGCGAAGGACGGCGCCGTCGTCGTAATGGGTCATCGTCCGCCTCCCTGTCGCGGTATGAATAGGGTGACCAGCCGCGGCGCGTCGGACTGCGCCTGCTTCTGGGTTCTCGGTCGATCATATATCCATGCGGTCACAACCTCAACAGTCTGCCCGTTGGGACCGGTGACGGGGACGCGGACGGTAAACCGTTCGCCATCCCGATCGGTGACCTTGGCGCCGTTCGTCGGGTCCGGTCGCGCCGCCGCCAGTTGCGGCAGCTGCGTCAGCACCTGGTTGCGGACCATGTCGGCGTCGCCGGGACCGACGCCGAGGGCGGCGGCCATCACCCGCGCCTTGTGTCCGCCGACCGGATGATCGGGGTTGAGGGCATAGCCCGCCAGTTTCCGCACGTCGAGCACCGCGCGATCCGCGCCGGGCAGCGGCTCGCCGTCGCGGTGCGGCACGATCTCCTTCTTTTCCAGTTCCCAGGTCGAAAGCAGGCCGAGTTGCGGCTTTTCCGTCACCTCCTCGGCGGTCGGCAGCGGCGAGCGATAGGTACGCGGCGCAGCCGCGCCGGCGTCCTCGCGCGGGATCACCGGTTCGGGATAGCAGCGGCAGTTGGGAAATTCCCCGGCATGGCCGGACATGCCGTCCAGGCGCTGCGGATCGTCCCAGCGCACGAACTTGCCCTCCATGTGGGCGTGGCTGTCGCGCACGTCGCCATCGCGAGAGGTGCGCCAGATATACCCCTCGGATTGCACCGATGCCGCCCGCACACGGGTCAGCGAGGTCGAGGCCTTGCTGACTTCGGTGCGCGCGATGCTCCGCGCCCGGCCCTCGGAGGCGTCGGCCAATTCGGCGATTCGCTTGGTCAGGGTCTCGGCTCGCATGCCGGAGGTCATCGCCTTGGCGGCCAGATCGCCGATTCTGCCCGCCGCGCCGAGAGGCAGATCCATGATCGATTGCGCGTTGCGGCGGATCACGTCGGCCAGGGTGACGCCGTCGACGGCGGCGAGCAACTGCTGCTTCAGCCCGGCGGAAATCTTTCCCGCCGCCTTTTGCCAGATCGCGGCGTTGCGGCGGTCGACATCCGTTGCCATGCGCGTCGCCGCCGCCTCGGCCCAGGGGCCGAGGGTTTCGGCAAATTTGCGCAGCAGGGTCTGCTTCCCCGCCGGATCGGTGCCGCCGGTGACGATCTGGCGGATCCGTCCGGCGACGCTTTTCAGTTGACGCTGATAGGCAATCTCCGCCGCGCGCGGCGATCGCCAGTTCGGCGCGCCGCCGGCGGCGTCCTGCCACCCCCACTTGAGACCGGGCCAAGGCTTGGCCGGGACCGGCTTACTGCCCGCGGGCGGCATCGGCTTCCTCCGGCGGCGGCATCGCGGGATCGTCCAGGTCGGGCACCGGCGGCGCCGCCACCGATGCCTCGGCCGCCGCGATCTGTTCGTCGGTGATCGAACTGAAACGTCCGGTGATGCGAGAGGTCTCGCGCAGCGCCGCCAGGGACTGCGCCTCGGTGATGACCGATGCACCGAACAGAGCGGCGATCGCCTGGGCGTCCGCCGTGGCGATCTGCGATTTTTCCAACTCGGACGGCATGGCGAGGGGGTTGAACTTGAAATTGAACCCGTCCGGCAGGGGCTGCCCGAACTCCGACCGATGCAGCACGCCGAGGATTACCGCCAGAGGTCCGCGCAGATCGTCCTCTTGTTGCGTGGCGATCGTCTCGTAGTACATCTTGAGGTCGGAATCGCCGGTCGAGAACCCCTTTGGGCTCTGCCCCAACAGGCGCACCAGCGGAATGCCGGTGGCGCCGGATATCTGTTCGGCGAACGCCTGCAACGCGTCGTAAACCCCCGCGAAGCTCCAGTTGTGCGCCTGGAAGATATCCTCGCTGTCGAGGACGGTCAGGCCCTCGTTGCTCTGCATCTGACGGACGAAGGTCATCATCTTGACCAGGGCCGCCTCCGCCGGGCCGCCCTCGGCGAGGATCTTGCGCAGGTTCTTCACACCGACCACGCGCAAATACGCCTTGAGCATCAGATTCGCGGCGCCATAGGTCGAACTGTCGAGCGCCAGGATCCGGTCGAAGGCGCGCTCCACCACCGATCCGCCCCAATGCTGCTGCGTCAGTCGCTGGCGATACGGCAACTCGACGCCGATGAAGCGCAGCGCGCGGGTGTAGTGGATCCGCTTACCATCCAATCCGCCGTCGTTGATCGTGTAATACTCGGGATAGCCGAGCATGGGTCCCAGATCCTTGATCACCTCCTGCGACGGCGTGACCTGATGCCGGTCGAGGACGTGCAGGCCGCAAAAGCTGCCCTGTTGCACCTGGGAAAGATCGAGAGGCACGGACAGATCGTGTCCGTCGATCAGGGGGATCGCCAGCGCGCCGCCATAGAGCCGCGCCCACTTGATGGCTCCGGAGATCCGACCGAAGACGCCCGCGTTGGTCATCGCCGCGAGCAGGCTGTCGATGTCGCCCTGATCCATTTGCGCCTGGATGGTGATGCCGCCGCGGGTCATGTCCTCGGCCACCACGTCGACCATGCGCCCGACCACCCAGGACGTCTGGTACATATCGTCCAGTTCGGCCGGATTCAGGGTGATGGACCGCCCAGGCATATAGCCGGACTGCGCCAGCATGTTGTCCTGCCCCAGCCCCAGGCGCGCGGCGACGCTGTCGAAGCCGTCGCCGGTGCGGATAGCCTTGCCCGATTTCTTGCTCATTTGCCGAGTTTCCTCCAATCGCCCATGCTGTCGTTTTCTTCTCGTGCCGCCGCCCAGGCGAGCAGACCTGCGATGGCGGAATCGCCATGGCGCGGCAGTCCGTCGGAGCCTTTGATGCGGGTGTCGGCCATCGTCGGGTTGCCCTTGTGGAGCACCACCAAGCGATGATCGGCGATCACGTCTTCGCTTTCCGGCACCAAGATGTTGCCCTCGTAGGCCTGTTTGTAGAGTGGAAACTGAACGGCGTACCAACTGGCGGAGGCCATCACCGCCTCGATCTTGTTCACGCCGAACTTCTGCTGTGCGTGCTCGGCGTGGCTCTGGCCGTTGCCGCGGGCGTCGTACTTGCCGTGGTGGAAAAGCGGCAGATTTTCCAACAACCAGTCGGATATCAACGTCTGGCAATCGAAGGGGATGTTGCGCAGTTCCAGAAGAAAGGGGGTGCGCCAGAGGGTTGAGGAAACCTCCTGTAGCGGCCAAGCGACGGAAAGGTCGGCGGTGCGCCCGAAGTCCCACCCCAGCGCAGTGCGGCGGTCGGTGGGCATGGCATCGACCACGGGCTTGGGCACCTGTTCGATCCACTCGCGGACAACATTGAGCCGATTGGGGTCGAGCACGAACTCCGGCGGTTTGCGCAACCGCAGGATCGGGACGCCCTTTTCCTGGCGGCTTTCGATCAACATGCGGGTGAAGTAGGCCCCGCTGCCGCGCTTCGGCACACAGTCCAATTCTTCCGCCGCGTCCTCGGCCGAGAGGTAGCTGCCGCGCACCTCGTCCTCGTAGTCGGTTTCCGCAGTCCGGGAATAGACCTTGTCGAGGATCAGGCAGACGCGCTCGTAGAACCCGGCGCGCAGGGCATCGGTGAAGGTGACCTGGTGCAGGCTGTAGCGCGGCTTCTGACCGGCCTCGATCTCGCGGCATATCTCGGTAAAGGCGTTGTCCTCGCCGTTCATCGTAGAGACCACGTCGACGCGTCCGCCCCACATCAGGAACGCCATGGCACCCTTCATCACCTCTTTCAAATCCTGGTGAAAGGCCGCCTCATCGATGCGCGCATGCCCCTTGCGACCGCGCCAGTTGTGTGGGTTGGAACTGTGCGCCTCGATCTTCTTGCCGCTGGCGAGCATCACCTTGTAACGCAGGATGTCGGTGCGCTCGTTGTTGATCAGCAGGCTGGTTTTCCAGACGCTGCGCTCGCGGATCGCCGCGCCGAACGCCTTGGCGAAGAAGGCGCAGTCGCCGACGTATTCGGCGGCCATGCCCTGGTTGTAGCCCATATAGTGCTGATCCATTCCGCCCTTCGCGGGCATCGATTCCAGGACGGACTCGGCGGCGAGAGCCCCCCAGGAAAAGCCGATGCGCCGCGATTTTTTCGCGATACGGACGGGACGGAGATCCTGATGCCATTTGATCTGATAGGGCAGCAGGATGGCGGGCACGTCGGCGGGCTTGAGATTGCGGGTTTCGCGCGTTTGCTGGATGTCCTCGACCAGGTCGAAGGCTTCCTTCTCCTCGCGTTCGCTGACGCGAGTGTCGGATAGCACGACGACGGTGGGGCCGGTGTCTTCAGCCATGATCGAGCCGCCCGTCGATGCCGAGGATCTTCGCACGGATGAAGGCTACCTGGTCCTCGGTCGCGCCCGCATCCGTGGCAGCGGTGGCGGCAGTGCTGGCCGCTTTCTCGCGCTCCACCTTCGCCACTTGTTCGCGGACCTTGGTCTCGAAGTCCTGATCGAAACGCAGCGCGCGGCCAAGTTCGGCGAGCGCCTTGCCGAGCATCATCGCGTCTTTGGGCGTCATGGTCCCGTCGCCGCCCGCGAGCTTTTCCAGCATTTGGGTTACCAGCGC